AGTACAACCAGTACTCCTATTGAGGTTCTTAATAACCTTATTTCCAAATTAAATAAGAGGAGAAAACAAATGGCAAAAAATGATTTGTTAAAAGAGGCAATTGCTGACGCGAAAGCGGTACGAGAAACAGCATTGGCCAACGCAAAAATTGCATTAGAAGAAGCTTTCACTCCTAGAATTCAATCAATGCTATCAGCTAAACTTTCAGAAGAAGAAGGTATGGAAGATGAGCCAGTAGCAGAAACAGAAGAAGCTCCAGAAGAAATGGATGCTCCTGTAGCAGCAGAAGGTAGAGGCATGAATGATGCTGACGAAGATCCAACTGATGTTCATTCTGAAGAAATGGCACCTGAAGAGGAACCAGTATCTGAAGAAGGTAGAGGAGAAGAAATGGAAGAAGGGGAAGAAGATCTTGAACTTGAAGCTATTATCAAAGAATTAGAAGATGATATGGCTGTCGAGGAAGACTTAGATTCATCTGACATTGGAGCTAGTGATAATAAAGTTGATTTAGACGCATCAAGTACAGATGACCCAGGTGAGGGTGATCTTACTGAAGAGGAAGCAGCTGAAGAACCAGTATCTGAAGAAGGTAGAGGTGACAAAGATGTAGACGAAGATGTTTCATTAGACGAAATTATCAATGCATTGAGAGAAGAAGAGGAAGCGGCAGAAGAGCCTGTATCTGAAGAAGAAGGTGCTGAAGCTGAATTAGAAGAAGCTTACAAAGTAATTAAATTCCTAAAAGGAAAAATTAACGAAGTAAATCTTCTAAATGCAAAATTATTATTCTCGAACAAATTGTTCAGAAATCATTCATTAAATGAAGGTCAGAAAATGAAAGTTATTGAAAACTTTGACAGAGCTCAATCATTGAGAGAGGTTAAATTAGTATTTGCTACATTATCTGAATCATTTAATTTAGGTGGAAGAACTAAAATTAAATTAAAAGAAAGCTATGCTTCGAAACCTAATAGATCAACAGCTCCAAGTAAGAAAGTAATTTCTGAAGGAAATGATTTAGCTGCTAGATGGAAAAAATTAGCTAACTTGTAAAAAGAGGAGAAAAAGTATGAATATTAATTCATTGTTACCAAACGAATCTCAAGCTAACCAAAATACTGTTGCACTTCAACTTGAAAGAAAGTGGGAAAAGACAGGTCTTTTAGAAGGTTTGAATAACGAGGTAGAAAAGAAAGGCATGGCTGTTCTTTTAGAGAACCAAGCTAAGCAATTGGTAACAGAAGCATCTTCAACAGGTACATCACAAAATTCAGAAGAATGGGCAGGGGTAGCTCTTCCATTAGTTAGAAGAATTTTTGCTGAGATAGCTGCTAAAGATTTCGTTTCTGTTCAGCCAATGAACTTACCATCAGGTCTAGTATTTTATCTAGATTTCAAATATGGTACAGCTTAAGGGCAAACAGGTACAGGTGAAGCTGGTAATGACTTCCTTACAGGAAAAGGAAAATCATCACAGTTAGATTCTGTATTTGGTGTAACTGACAAAACTAGAGGTGACGGGACTAATGTTGCTGTTGAAGGTTTATATGGTCCAGGTAGATTTGGATATTCTATTAACGATGTATCAACATCTGCTGCAATAATTGCATCAGCTGCTGTTGTCGGCGCAGGATATGCTACAGGATCTTATAATCCAATTACAGATACATTTGTGTCTCAGCATACTACATTGACTCAAGCACAATTTGACTTGTATACTAACTTTAATGCAGAATTTTCTGCTTCTAACGTTGGTAATAAATTCCAAGTTATATCTGTAGCTTCAAGTTCATTGTCAGGTATGGATGCAGAAGGTGTTAGAGCATTTAACGTAGATAACGCAGGTATTACTACAATCGTTCCAGAATTCACTAGAATTTCTGCAAATGATTCAAGAGTATTCTTCCTATGTCAAACAGCTGCTTCACCACAAATTGCTGATGGACCAATTGAGATCCAATATCACAAACAACCAACGGATATTACCAGAGGTGATTTTGAAGATACTGAATCATTAGGTTCTGATACAACTGCATTAGACATTCCAGAAATCAATCTTGAAATGAGATCTGAGGCGATTGTTGCTAAGACACGTAAGTTGAAAGCAGTATGGTCTCCAGAATTTGCTCAAGACTTAAATGCTTATCATTCAATTGATGCTGAAGCTGAATTAACTTCTATGTTATCTGA